TATCCGCTACTTCGTCCCACTTGTAACGGTTACCACCAAGACAAGCGTATAAATTTAAAATTTTATATTTAGTCATAAACTTCTTTATAATTGGTTAAGTTCTTTTGTGTTTTCATCAATTCTATCTCCGTGTTTTGCAACTTAGTTTGCAAGGCTCTATTTTCAGTTACTAAGTGGTTTAAAACCATTCTCACGTGTTCTAAGTCTTTTTGCTGTTGTTCTATACCTTCGCTTTTTTTATGCTCTAAACGTCTTCTAAACTCTAGTTTGTTCCAAGTTAAGTTCAAGTTTATAAAGGCTAGGTTAATTGCTATCTCTTTGTCCATAGTTAAAAGGGTAAATCAAAATTAGTATTTATTTTTATTCCGTCTTTTCGTTCGAGTGGATTAACACCAGCGCAAGTGAAACCCGTTCCGTATTCGTATTTAAAACGCACCGCATCGTTTAAAGGCGTAGGCTTACCACCCGTCTCAGTCTCTTTGATTTTCTTAACGTGAACGTGTGTGTACATCCAGTTTAAAGGGTCAGCGACGTAACGGTGAATTACTATAAAGTCATCTGCTCTGTTTCCCCACTTACCACCTCCCTCAGCGTCTGCCATATTTGGAGGCATTGGGTGACCTTCAAAGTCGCCTTCTTTGTGAATCTTTCTAAGTGCTTCGGTTGCTGCGTGAACACATAAATAAATAGTTGTGTTCGTCTTTTTGGCAAATAATCTTAAACGAGTAGCCATTTCATAGTCGTATTCGTGAGAGTTACTACCTTTTGGTCTTATAAAACTATTATGAGGGTCAATCATTAATACATCGTAGTTACCTAACTTTTGAACTTCTTGCATAAACTCTTCTATTGTCCAAGCCTTTGAGGTGTCTATAAAGTCGAAATGTAATTCTATGAATAGTTTAGCCGTCTCGAGTTCTTGCTTATCCATCTCAGTAATCTTTTTACCTAAATATAATTCTATTAAGTTACGTTTCATTCCTGTAACCGTGTTTTCAGCACTATAAATTAGGTGTTTAAGAGAGTGTTTCACACTCAAACAAAGAAGGTAGTACAAAACAAAGTAAGTTTTACCCGTGTTTGCGTGTCCTAAGATTATATTAAAAGACGCTTCTTTAAATCTTAGGTAAGTATCTAAGTCTATACCTATACCTTTACCTATTGGAACTTCGTTCCTTCTTAATAACTCTAAAAAGTCGTCGTTTTGTCTGTGGTTAATTAACATTAGTCAAGTATTACGAATCCGTTAATATCAATTCTTGGTTGTCTAAGTGGTTGTTCTTCTGTATTCTTCTTATTATCACTATCACTATCATTATCACTATCGGCTTTTTTGGGTTTTAAATTAACCACTTGGGTTTTTTGGGTTTCAGTGGGTTTCTTTGGTCTACCACCTTTAGAACCATTTTCACGGTTTTTCTCACAAGTCTTTTCATAGTTTTCAGCATCACGTTTAAACTGAAGTTCAAAAGGTAAAAAAGCCATTCTCAAAGCAAAGTCAAGTTCGGGTATTAAACCCATTTGATAAGACTTAATTGCCTTAAATAATAACCCCGCCTGTTCATCTGTTAACTCATCTAAAACCGCTAAGGTGTCAATGTGCAAAATAAAAGATTTTTTCATAATTAATAAATAAGCAATAAAAAAGCCCCTATTCGCGTCACGGCTCTCACCTCGTGATTTGAATAAAGGCTCAAATAATCCTTTTCTTGGGTTTTATAACGTGAGAGCAAACCCTTATATAATAATATTAAAAAAGTTATTTTGTTTTTTTATCGTATCTATCGCACCATTTAAACCACTCTTTTAATGTCCAAACTTGATAAACTGCTTTCGGGTCTACATCCGCTTTTTTAATTGCATCCTCAGGTGAATAGGCTTGTAATATCTTATAATCATAAACACCCTGAATGTAGTATTGTATTCTATAAGGTTGCATATTTCAAAAAGGTAAGTCAACTTTTGGTGTGTCCGTCTTTTGGTACGGTTCGCTTAACTTCGCGCTGTAAAATTTACCGTTTTTACCGTCTCTTACCCAAAGGGCTATCTCGATTTCTTCACCTTTCCAGTTAATCTTTCCTTTCATATCCGGCTGGTTATCGTTAGTTTTTTCATTCTTGAAAATTGCGCCCGTGTTTTCTTTCTGTTCCATTTGTTTTTGTTTTAAATTTAAGTAAATTATTTTAATTCTCGTTTTAATTTTTCGACGTAAAGAGTTGCATCCATTAACTCTTCTTGCAAGTGGTTTAACCATCCTATTAAATCAACGTCGGTACGGTCTAAATTAGTTCCGTATTTCTGTTGTCCGAGTTTTGACCGTTCCCAATATTTACCAAGTACCGAGATTAAAACGGTGTCTTCGTGTTGTATGCTTTCGTTTGTTATATTCATTTTATTAACTGGTTAAAATATGCTTTACAATATTGTATTCGTGTTTTCATTTCTTCGATTACAGCCTCGTTGTATTCAACGTGAAAGGCTTTTACTCTTCGGTTTTTCGGTATATGGTCGAAATTATGAGAAGCCATAACAGTTCGGATAGTTTCTTCAGAGGGTTCAATCTCGTATTTTCCCCACGCGGTTCGTCGTATTTCATCGTTTACTATTTCTTCAGGTGTGTTAATTAAACAATAACTTATTAATCCGTGTTTTTTACCCGTTAGCCACATATAACCCATAACTTGGTAATAATAGTCTTTATTTGGCAACTCATCTTCAAAAAAAGGAAATGTTTCACCTGACCAACTCGACTTTACGTCAACTATTAAATTCTCGGTTATTATGTCGGGAGTACCTTTGATAAATTCGTTTTCGAAATACTCGTCGTTTTTAGTTATAAAACCAAGTTCTAAGACCTCTTCAGTTAGTTCGATAGCCTTATCCTCAACTTCGTTACCTTTGTCGGTGTAACGGCTTTTAAATTGCTTTTTAATACCGTACAAATGTTCTATTGCTAATTCGTGAACGTATGTTTTAGCGGTTTGACTTAATAACTCAGATTTACTCCGAGGTGCTGTCATTATTTTTCCTAATTGTGAGCATCTTATTTTCATTTTAAATCTTTTAATAAATTTTGAAAAAGTTCGTTTATAATATCGTTGTATTCTTGGCTGTAAAATTCGTAATCTTTTATAAACTGAGAACACTCTTTTTTAGTCATCCAACTTTCAGGAACAAACGGATAACCTACCATTCCTAAAGCTGTTTCAAACCTCATTTTAGAGCCGTGAACTGACATTTCTTCAAAGGTGCTATTTTCTAACCAAAGATTTAAACGTCTTTTTACCTCTGTTTCAATTTCTTGTTTTCTTTCTGGTGTCATATTTCTTTTAATTTTTAATTTATTTCCAATCATAACCTAATCCGTCTTTTCTTTTTATTATTTTAAAATCACAAACTTCATTAACTGCATTACAAAGAATTCTAAATAAACCTCTTTTGTATTCAATATGTTCAGAACGATTTAAACGCCAAGTTTCGTGAATGTCAGGATGTCCGTATTCTTGCATATATTCTTCTCTTTCTTTTAAAAATCCTTTACAAGGTTTAAAATATAAAAGTTTATAAGTAGCTTTTTTATTATAATAATACATTCTTGTATCAATATTATTTGTGTATCCGTATTTTAACATTACAGATAATTCTTTAGTCCTTGAATTAAGCCAGTAACACTTACACACATACAAACCCGACTTCATAGTTCGTTTAGTTTAGTTAGTTGTTCTTTAGTTAGTTCAAACTTAAATAAATCTTGTTTCGACACAGTGCCGTTTTTAATGCCCTCTAACGCTTTTTCAAATCTTTCTTGACTCAATCCTTGTTTTTGACTTTTAACAGCCTCAGAGCTTAAATTTGCGTCGTCGTCAACAGCTTGTAAGCATAAAAGTGACTGCAAAGTATAACGTCTAAAGTAAGTAACCGCAGAACCTATCTTTTGAGGGTCTAAAATTTCAGGTAGTTTCATTTCACTACATACATTTTCGCCTGTTTCAGCGTCAATAATGTAAGTCTTAACGAATCCGTTTTCAATAGGTTGTAATAAAAGCAAATTGTGTTCTAATAGAACTGGCTCAACTTCAGCAATAATTGCGTTAATATCTGCGTAACTGCTTTTAAAATGTGGGTTCTTTGAATTCTTTGCAACTTTTCCGATTGCTTGTTTTGCTCTCCATAACTTGAAATAAAAGTTTTGTGGCGTTGGGATTGCATCCTCAAAAGATTGTTTTTTCATATACTCTGTTTTTAAATTTGTACTAAGTTAATAACTTTTTTTTAATCAACAATTTTTTTAAATTTTTTTCCGAGTAAATCGTCTAAGCGTATTAAATTCCTTACATAATTTACATTGATGTCGTCAGTTTGATAAACGAAGTTTTTAGACTTTTCTTTTATTGTGTCGATATTCTCTATTATTTCAGGATATCCAAAGCCCTCGTAAGCGTTTATTATTTGTTTAATAGCGTGTATTACTGTTGAGTGGTCGCGTCCGAACTCCTCACCTGCTTTCTGTAAACTTTTACCACCTAACCAACCCCAAACCATTCCGATATTACGCCACATTACAACCTCTTGTCTTCGTGTTTTCAACGTTTCACCTTCGAAAATAAACGGGCAACTGTTATAAAAGTCGACCATTTCAAAAGACGAATAATTAATTAATTTACTTATTTTACCCCTTTGTAGTTTCATTCTCTTTTGCTTTTAATATTTGTAAGTAAAGGTCTAGGTTAAAATTTCCTCCTTTGTCGCCTTCGTGTTTCTGACCTCTCCAGTAATTTATAATTGTGTTTAAGTCGATGTATTTCATAAGTCTATTTTATAATCGTTTAACGTTTCGTTGAATTGCTCGTAAATCTTATTAAGAATTTCGTATTCTTTTTCGTCGTGGTCTCCGTGTT